TGACCAATTAATCTTTCAATATCAAAATCTCTACTAATTTTTACTTCTGGTGGTTCAATACCTACATATTCAGCAGATAAATTAAAACATTTTTGAAGTTTCTGCTCTAATTCCATAGAAACCATCGCAAGCATAGAATTTGTATCAACACGATCTAGTCTTCTTGCATCAGCAGATTCAGCTACAAACTTCTGTTGACTTAAAGTACTTATTCCCAAAGTAGCCATTTGCATTTGTAATTCTTTTATCTCAGCAGATTGAGCATCAAAAGCACTAGAAGCTGGTTCTACATAATAAACTTTATTGCCTGGCTGAGTTGCCATCGCATAATTAACAGAAATAGCAAGATCTTTTGTCTGGTCATCATATCCTTCCATCACAAGCATTGGTTGAGATGCAACGTGCAAACTATGAATAAGATCAGCTTGTCTTTGAAAATGTGCAATATTTAAATATGCAATATCGAGTAAAGGTGGTTTACTTACTAAATTTTCAGTTTTTCCAGAATAAACAGTAACTAAAGGTATTTCACCTAGCGAAAATTCTCCTGATTCAACTTGTTTATAATCTTTATCTGCTGATCCCATTTCAAAATTTCCTGTCACACTGTTATCAGAGACATCATACATTTCTTCNATTTGCTCTTTTTTACGAAANACTCTGTACCGACCAGGTTCTATTACTCTTATCTGGTCATAAACTTTTTCACCAAAATCTCCATCAGGCAATACAGCCTTTTCTGCAATTCGAGCTTGTATAAGATTCCCATAATTTGATTCTCTATCTAATCTCCAACCATAAAGATTATTTGGATCAACTTCAATCCAATAAGGTCTACGATTTTGCTGTCTTTCTTCAGCTAAACTTACTGCTCCTGATGGTGCAGGATAATCAACAAGAATATGACTTTGACCATAAGTCAAAGAACACATTAATATTCTTCTTGCATATTCATCTAAATCAGAACCACAACCATCAACATCCATTTTAAACATTTCTGTCCAATATGGATCTCCAGTTAAAGTTATTGGTTTTCTAAGAACTAAACCCGTAGCTGCTCTTATCAATCTTTGTGTAAAAGGACTAAATACTGCTCTATTTACTCTTGCAAGATAAGCATCATAATCTTCTCTTGGTTCTAATGGTAAAAACGCTTCACTATTTTCTCTTAAATATTCAGTACCTTCAGTAACAGCTTTCATTATCTCCCATCCTTTCATCATATCTAGAACTGCTCTAGTTCTAGTAAAAGGGCTATCTATACCACCTACAGAAGTAGATGAAACAATGTTGGTTCTAATTGGGCCAGGAACAGCATACGTCATTTCAACACCTCCATCGTTTTAATGCTAACGCTTTTCTTGTGGGTCGGCCTTTCTTATCTTTTAATGGCCCAGGCATACCTTTCATTCTTGCACAAAAAGATTTTCTTCTTGCTGCTCTTTTACCAGTAGGATTTTTTTCAGTTACAGGTGCTTGTAAATTACTACCAGTGGCACGATTATATTTTGCACGACCTTTTGCTGTCAGACCACCTTTTTTAGATTTTTCTCCTCTTCCTACAGATAAACTTACAGATTTACGTTTCTTCATTATTTTCCTACCTTTGCCTGTGCTTTTTTATGAGCAACAGTAAATGAATCTCCTGCTCGCATCTTTCTTTTCATAAACTCCATGTGCTTATCGCTATGATGTTCAGAATGTTTTTCTAATAAATTTTTTTGACGAGTAGTTAGTTTCATTTCTTCTTTTTTTTCTTCTTTGAACGTAATTTCTTAAGATCAGCAGCAGTGATCTTGTCTCTAGGAGGTGCAACAGCAGCTAATTTCCTTTGTTTTGCAGAATAAGAACCTTTAGGCATGATTTTTCCTAGATAACTCCATATTACCGCTTTAGTTAAAATTTTACACTTATTTCTTCTTCTTTTTACGTCTATGTTGATAATTTATTTTTTTACTACTAGTTTTTTCACGCTTGAATTTTGCTTTTTCCGCTGCTGACATCTCTCCAACTGTCTTAGGTGTCTTACTTGATACACGTTTACTAGGTCTACAAGCAGGATATCCTCTTTTTTCGCCTTTTGAACGACCACAAGGCTTACCAGTTTTAACATCAACCCAATTTTCAGCAAACCAACGGGTTAAACCACCCTTTGCTCTAGTATTTGGGCTACTTTTTGCCACGTTTTTTCTCCACTCGGTAAGTACCGCCACGTTTTTTGTACTCTCGTACAAGCCACGCATTTGCATAAGCACTAGGATATACCTTGAACTTACGCTTGGCTTCGGCTTTTACTCTAGCGTAAAGAGTTTTATTTACAGGAACATTCACTACGTTTTTTACCTCCCTTCTTTTTCTTCTTCTTTTTTTTAGTCGTAGAATGGTACATAGTAAGAATAAGATAGTTCTTAGTATATTCTAAACGCAGTTTGACCTAATGTCTCTGGTTTTGCCAAGTTAAACTGCTGTAGACAAAGATAACCAAAAGCATCAAATGCATGGTCAACTCCTAGATTTTTATTAGGTAAACCAGTATTTGGTGCGTATGTAAGAGTTCTAAGTGCTTTTATTAATTCTTTACATCTTGGGTGAATAAAAGTCCTTTGATCTCCATTTGCATCAAGTAAAGCAGTATTAACAGCAGTTATTTTATCTCTGATTTTCCAGGGAGATTTAGGACTCATAACAGTAAAACCACTACGTCTGAGAATATTATGATCCGTAACTCCCACTCCACTTGTTTTTCTTGCACTACCCGTTGGGTCAGGACAAGCAATAATTCTTCTATCCACCCCGTATCTTCTTGTAACCTCTTCAGCAAAATCCCATGTGGTAGCACCTCCTGTCAGCATGATCTCATCAAAGACATACAAATTGTTGCCATGCTTATATGCACAGATTCCTGCCATAGGGTCAACGTTAAAATCTAAACCCAACAACAAAGGAAGCATATGTAAATCTTCTACTTCTTTATCAATATTGTCATCACTAAAGCTAACAGCAACCAAACCAGTTAAATTTTCAAAACTAGCCTCAAATTCCTGTCTAAATGTTCTTGCATCTAATTGACCCCTAGCTGCTTCTACTTCCTCTGGTGCAACATTACCCCCTTCAATCGTAGTAAAACTCCATCTTTTCCAATCATCCCACTCCTGTTCACCACAAAAACACCACATATCATAAAACCAACTGGCAGTGCCATCAGGAGTACTAATAAACAAAGCCCAACCCTGTTTATCAGCTAAAGCTGGTCTAATAACTTCTGCCCACACGTCTCGATCCATAAAGGCTGCTTCATCCAATACAACCCCTGCTAAACTTCTACCTCTCAATGCCATTGCATTCTCTGTACCCTTTAACTCAATAGTCGATCCGTTTATCAGTTCCAACCTTAAATCTGTTTCATTTTTACTCTGAATCCATACTTTAGGCACTAACTTCTTCAATTCTTTCCACGCAATATCCTTTGCCATCCTATAAGTAGGAGCACAATAGAAATATACCTCGCCAGGTCGATTGATAGCACCTCTGAGCAGTTCGATACAAGAAAGATACGACTTTCCAAACCTTCTTCCTGCAACCAACACCCGAAATCTTTTATCACAATTAAACACCTCTCCCTGTGCATATCTTAAACTGATTTCTGGTTTGTTTTTTACCGCCATACACTCAAAAATAACAGAAATTTCAATCTATACCCCCTATTTATAGCCTAATTCTGCTTTTTTAGGTTATTATTCGATTATTAACCCCTCTCAGATTAAGTCCGTGGCTTCTTCTACCTTTCCCAACGATATTACACCTCCAATAGCTCAAACTAAAAAACGTGGTAGACCTAGATTCGTAGCTCGCTCTACAGCAGAAAAGGTTCAAGAACGTGCTCAACGTCTTTACTCAAGACAACTTGATGGTCAAACTACTCGTCAACTTGTAATAGAACATTCAAAAATTGAAGGTATATCAGAAACTACTGCTTGGCAGGATTGGGATAAAGTAAAACATTGGAATACTGAAGATTGGGATAAAGATAGAGAAAATATGCTTCCTCGCCTTCAAGCAATGAGAGTACGCTTATTCAATAAAGCAGTTAAAAAAGGTCAATTACAAACAGCAGCACAGATCTTAGACTCTCTAGGCAAAGTAATAGGCGAATCCGTAGAAACAGTTAATATCCAAGCTCCAGAACTTTCAATAAAAGTTGAGTCGAAGTAACGAAGATTTTAAGAATATATTTAAGTTCCTCGGCAATCGATATATTATGTAAACTTTTGTAACAATACCCCTATCTAATATCACTTTGGTATCAACTGATACAGAACTAATATCACTTAAGTGGTATATTTAGATCATGGTAAATTATCATAATTGGTACATGGTGTGAAAAATTTTTTCCCTATGTACAAAATATGATTTTTATCTATTCGTCTTTTTCTCTCTAACTGTATTTAGTTCTATTTCGATAGCTACAATCATTTAGAGATAACAAAAGGAAAAGACGATAAAAGAATCTAGAAAATTTATCACCCTTCCTTCCTATGGACTCTAAACAATTGGAGAAAATCCGATCTACTTTGAATATTGAATTAACTCAAAATTCAAAATTAGCTTTTGATATAGCTTTAAAAAAAGGTTATATCAATCAAGATTATTTCAAACAAAATATGAGATATCTTGAAGCAACAAATGAGAACCACGCAAAGTGGCCGAACTGCTTATTTTTTAAAGATTATCTAACAAGAGAAACTTTAAGGATTAGATATGATCGGTAACACTTGCATAAGTCCAGACTATGAAAATATTTTGATATCTAAAAAAATCAGGTATGAAAAATGTTTTTCTAAGTCTGGGATACTTTGGTTAAAACTTAACCCATTTGACGAAGCTGACCATTTTACATATTTTCATTACGATGAGATAGGTAAAACAATACCGCTTTATTGTCGTCTAGTTTTAGACGATTAAATTAAATCTGGAGCTAGATTTATTTCTAGCTCTTTTTATCCCTTCCAAAAAATGAAATTTTATTTATTTTATTTACTTGCACTTATTGCAAGTACTCTTTATTTAAGCTCAGTTCTTAAAGATATGACAAAAGCAGATTGTGCTTATGGTGTTCAATCTGCTTGTGATTATCTAGAGAAAATTAATCAGGAGATTTAATTTATGTATATTAATCCAGATTATTATCTCTATGAGAAAATAAAAGAATTACAAAAAAAAGTAATTCAATTAACCGATGAATTAGCGGATGCTAATTACACCATAAAAAAACTACAACAAAAGGAGTCCTTAAAATGTCAGAAGTAAAAACAGAAGTTATTTTTAATAACGGAAAAAATACAGACAATGGATATTTAATTAAAAATCCATATGCAACAGTTCAAAAAATTGATACTGATCTTGTTGAAGCTGGTTTTGTTGAGATTCCAGTTTTTCAACTTTTGCACATTTTAAACTTTTTATATGTTGGAGCAAAAAGAGATCCAAAAAAATCTTTTTTTACTTCAAAAGCAACAAGAGCTTTGAACCAGTGGTTCGAGACTAAACAAACTTATAAATTTTGGCGTAAAAATTTAAAACCGCTTAAAGATCATTATTGCCCAGATTTATAAAAATAATTAACCCTAGAAAAAATCTAGGGTTTTTTTTTGG